GAAGAGACAGAAATGGTGGCTAATATGGATGATTCTCCTCGCATCAATGACCAGGCGGATGCCATCGGGGAATTTGATCTGCAGGAAGCACAAAGTATAGTTCCACCGACACACACAGCCGCCGTTAGCAGACTTCCCATAGTCAGCAGCACGCAAGCTAAATCATTTATGGACCGTAATTTCGTCATCGATACGTTCACGGTTCCGGAGGTTGGTGGCGCTCCTCGTGTCATTCAGCCCTATAAACTTCTCCTGGCACAAAATGGTTTGGCTGATAGGTTTCAGAACATAGCTTTTCTCTCGTCAGCCATTGAGCTTAGCTTCCATGTAATCGCGCCATCTTCGGTGTCTGCGATCATGATGGTATCTTTGATCACAGATAGTGATATTGATTCGTCTTCGTACGAAGATTTCTTCACCACCTATTGCCAGAACTCGCAAAAACCTAGTGTTTTTATACGTGCAGGTTCTGACGAGCAAATAACCACAATGAAAGTGCCATTTCATTGTCCCTATGCCGCTATAAACCCTTTCGACCAAGCCATGATAAGCACGCTACCTGTCGTGGTTGTCACATATTTGACACAGGTCGCTTGCTCATTTCCGGTCGCACCCGAGATAGTAGTGAGGGTGTACGCCAGGTTTGTGGACATGGATGCGTTTGGTGCCACTCACCATATCCAAGCGGGAGTGGGTAACATGGCCACGGGGCCACATGCATGTGAGAAATGTTTGGGCCGATTTAGACATGCGCCTGTGGCACTGTCATTTCCCACAAGTTTTTGCATGGATGATTATGAACCCATTGAAAATCCCCACCGCGCTGATTACGATGTCGTTTTCGAGAGGATCCAGCTTCTCAGCGCTGAGAACGAGCCCGTTGAAAATCTCAAGAAATTCGCAACTCTTGAAGCTTGGAATAGAGTTTGTGGGGGTCTCATGTTACCAGAGACTATCTTGGAAAAAATTGACGAAGTTGAAGTGTCCCATGCAGTCAGCTGTAGAATCGCCACATCCTTCAGGAAGAGCTTAATACATGACATTATAGCCGGTAACGGTAGCGTAACCATGCCCGGTTTGTGTTACCTAAATGGGTTCCAACGCTCAATAAGGCCTATCATATTTCTCATGTATGGCTCGTATCCCAGAATCATCCACATGGATATGGCATTCTTGCTTGAACTTTTCCACGATGGATACCTTTTACCCATAGACTATAAGGAACACTCCCTGCACATACACATAACTCCGCGCAGTGGAGGTTCTATGATCACTGAGTTGCCACGTAGGACCCATCATGTCCCATTGGGTGCTGAAAAGTTTTCAAAAGTCGTGGGCAACATTGGCGAAGGCCTCGCGCTTGGAGGTGAAATCACCGGACTTGCACCGATGGCTATGGCTGGTGAAGTTGTTGCAGCCCTTGGTGGTCTTGCCCACCAACTGGGTTATTCCAAACCACAGGAACCCTTACTTACGGAGCCTTCTTTTTGTAATGCAGCTGGACCGCAGAAGATTGGCGTGATTGCTACGAGCAGGGATCAAGAAACGACCCCCTTTCCCCTTGGCACTATGGACGAGATGTCATTCATATCAGTTGCCAACAGGTGGTCACTTATCAGGAACATGAAGGTGACTCACAGTATGGTGAAAGGCACCGAGTTAGGCATAATCAACGTCACTCCGGCGATCCTTTGTAATGTTGGCACCAATACAACTGTGCCAGCAGCATGTGCTCTACCAGCCATGTTTCACCAATACTGGCGAGGCACTATGGAATACAAGTTCGTGGTCAACTCACCAGCCAACGTGAGATGTGCTTTGATGTACAAATACGACCCAATCGGGCTTGCTGATCCTAACAGTGTTAGGGAGCTCGCTGAAGATGTTGTGGAGCACATCGTCCATGAGCATGGTAAGCAACCGGACATGCAGATAGATATTGGCTACTCAGCACCAACGCCAGCGTTGAATTGTCTGCCTGGACAAGGTTATACTCCTACTGATTACCAGCGGGAACAGTTTTCTGGGAATGCACAATTGGCAACGCCCAGGAAATTGGACTTCAACCACTGGTCAACAGGTTACGAGATAACAGCACACAATGGCCAACTTAGCATCACATTGCACGAAGTCCTGTCTTCTGGAGCGAATCAAGCCATGGTAGTTGAAGTGCTGGTGTTTGCCAGAGCATCGACTGACATGAGTTATGGGGCCTACAATGGCCTTGTGCCCGGCATGGACCTTGTGTATGTGCCATCAGAATATACTGTGCAAACTGTTCCTGATGAAACTTGTCAGGTTGTCTCGTCTCCTTCTCAGTTGATTTCTTGTAACATGGCAGTTGGCGCACCTATTTTCGCAGCGCCTCCGAAGGAACCAACTCCCCTTACTACCATGTCACCGTCACCAAAATCACCGGCACCCACCGTTTTAACTGGCGCCCCGTCAACGAAAACACCAACTGTGGTGCCAAGCAGTATACCCACAACAGGAGCGCCCACACCTGCGCCTACTGTTTGGCCAACGGCACCGCCAAGCAAGTTGCCTACGGCTCCACCAACTCTTATGCCAACTAGCAAGCCCACTACGGTGTCTCCCACGCCATTGCCAACAAGCTTACGACCAACTACGGTTTCACCCACACCGAATCCAACGCAATATCCTACGGCTTCAATTTTTGACGGGAGTGGAAGGTTTCGGATGTGGAATGTTGGCGCTCCATTCACCGTCACGAACGTAGAGGGGGCTTCTGTAGTGCCTTACTTCCATACTCAGACCAACGTATCTCAAGGGGAACTATCTTTGCAAATATCTAATAACATGTCCTTTAGGGTTCTTGGGTTTCGTGACGGTCCTGTGAGCAAGTTGCCCATCCAATACCCCAGTGTTGGGATATCTTGTCGTGTCGTGAGTGGGTCGTTTACTATTGACGGCATTCAGGTGCCGACCTCGACAACTACCATAAATCTTCCCCAACCATGGGACATCACTATACACAATGTTGTTGGCAGTGGGGATATGAGGATTTATTCTGGTGTAGTGCAACTTCCACTTGGTGTGGATTACATTGCTCAGCCACTTCATGGCGCCAATAGGAATGTGCAACATTACCATGTTGACGGTGACCCGAAGTTTTATGTCACTAAGGCCCTGGTGCTCACAGTGCTACCTGGAGATTTATTGAATCTCCGACCAGTATTTGAGCAGTATGGCTACACCCATGTGCACTACACAGTCTCTTACGTTGGCACTATTGAGATCGAAAGTTATAATACTAGTCTCCGGGTGAACAGTCACACCTCTGAATACCCCGACAAGCCCTCTAGGCGCACCTTTCTCCACCGGGTGGACCAATTCCCACCTAGAGTCCGCACACTAACGGAACAATCCGGCATTTATATGGTAATTACTTTTTCACCCACGAAATCCGGGGATGGAGAAGTGATCCCTGCCCTAACTGAGTCTGATTTTGTTGGAGGAGGTGGGACATTCGTGTCCCTCCCTTTGCATTCTGTTCGCCGTATGAGGGCCAATGCTGCCACCGAGGGTGTCTCTGAAGAGATGACCCATCACCGTCTTGGAGGTCCTGCCAATGATGGGGTGTACTTCACCAAGGTAGTGACCGGTGAAACTATTTCATCTTTCAGGGCATTGTTGAAGATTCCCACAAAACTCAGGTCTTATCTCGTTGCGGAGCCTGGAACGGGTGAGCCTTTTTCTGTAACATTCATTTCTCCCATTTATAATGACGGTGCAGCTTACAACACCAGAACGCTGTTACACGTCATGATGCAGACTTACGGTGGAGTAGTAGGTGGAATGAATTCTACATACCATATTCTTGGTGAAGGAGCGATAGAGGTCTCCAGATATGCAGCAATTACCTCTAAGTTGGAGCACGGCTTCAACACCGGTGGAACTAGTGGAATGGTTATAGCCCACTCAAAAACACAACCAATTACAACGGTCAAGTTTCCTGTCATGAAAAACAGGGAGTACCTCTACGCCAGAGGCAATGACCACGGACAAACTTATCTAAAGAGCCTTACGGTTCACGGTTGGTCCGGTTCGGTGAGAGTACGGGAGTACGTCAGTACTTCTGAAGACTTCTCACTTATCAACTTTCGGGGAGCACCGCTTTTTAGGTACTCCGAAGACTTATAGCTTGTGCAGCAAGCTTCATGGCGAAACCTCCCACATTAAACGTAGTTGACGTTTGGCAGGTTTCCTGCCG